TGTAGCAGACAAAAACGGAAATGTAATTGGTATTTCCCAAAATAACCCTGATTATGGTTATATGAGAGTAGAACAACAAGCTATTCAGATTAATAATGAAGGCTGGTTGAGAAATGTAAAAAGATCTGCCCTAATAAAAGGTAGAACAGAAGATCTTTTAAGTACAGGATATGTTGAAGGAACAACTCTTCCTGGTAAAATTGTAGTGGTGGAATCATTAATTCCATTTAACACTGAAAATCCTGATAGAGATTTAAAAATAGCTGGTGATACAGGTATTATATGTCGTGTAGATGATCAACCTATTTATAGACAATCATTCTATACATCAAATCCTAATGCTGTAGATGAGTTATTAACTCATGATAATAGCACTGAAATCAAAGAAGTTTTAGCTGCACAGAAAGCAATGAGTTCTATGATGGGTAGTAAACAAGGAGAACCAGTTTTATAGAACAACAATTATAGAAATGTAAAGGGAGTCTAATAAAGGCTCCCTTTTTTTATATTCACAATTAAATAAATTTTAAAATGACAAAATTTAATGAACAGAAATCAATTTCTGCTAACTCCAATGGTATAATAGTATCTTATGGAGAAAACAACAAACACCAATTTATGAGGTATGACTTCATAAAAAAGATTCAACAAGAAGGTACTGTTAAGTATCAAAAGATTGAGGAAAATGTTTTAAAACTATCTCTAAAACAACAAGACATTTATTCTAAAGTTGTTTATGGTTTCACTGCATATTCTATACATGAAATTAATGTAATGACTGAAGAACAGAAAAGAAATGTTAAAATAACATTTACTAAAGCTCAGAGAATACTACGTAATTGGAAACAAGACATCACTTTTACAAACGTAGATAATTTTCTATTAGCATTATTTCCTAATAGTAAAATAGTAAAACACCTAACTAATGTTAAAGGACATTTAGATGAACTAGAAGATGATACATTTAGTTTTAAAGAACTGGGGCTTAAAAAGATTGACATTATTAATAAACTTTTAGAAGTTGGTTTATTACCAAAAAACTTTTATCAATTAAGATAATAATATTATTTTTACAGCCTTATGGGAATACAAGCTAAATTGAAAATATGTACAGGATGTGAAGAACCTAGTTACATATACAAGTCTGAAGGTAAGAATGGGAAGTATTGCAAAAGTTGTTGGTTTAAAAAAGAAAAGCCTAAAGCTATTGCTCCTGTTTCTAAAAAGAAAAAGGAAGAAATGGATATTTATTCTAAACTTAGAACAGCTTTTTTTGTTATTCACCCATATTGTGAAGTAAAACTTCCTGGTTGTACAGGAGAAGCTACAGATGTACATCATAAAGCTGGTAGAATAGGTGAATACTATTTAAAAACTTCTGAATGGTTAGCTGTTTGTAGGACTTGTCATAAATTTATAGAAGAAAATCCTATTATTGCAAAAGAATTAAATTTTTCAAAAAATAGATTAGGAAATATGTAGATAATGTCATATATTGTATATATAACATATCAATTATGACACTATCTACATATACTACTGAAAATATTGAATCTTTAAAAAAAACAGGTGTTTATAAAATATACCACAATTTTTTTCCAGATAAAATATATATAGGTAGTGCTGCATCTACAAATTTTAGAAATGATAATAAAGGATTTTTAGGAAGATGGAAATCACATCTTTCACAATTAAAACTAAATAAGCATCATTCAAAGTATTTACAAAGAGTTGTAAATAAATATGGTATTGATAATCTTAAATTTGAAATTTTAGAAATATGTGACTTTTTAGAATGTTTAACTAAAGAACAATTTTATATTGATTTATATAATCCTGTATATAACAGTTGCAAAATTGCAAAAAGCTGTTTAGGAATAAAACGTCATAATTTATATAAAAATGTACATCAATATAATATGTTTGGAGTTTATATTAAATCTTATGATAATATTACAAATGCAGAAATTGAAACAAAAATAGATAGAGCATCTATATCAAAAGCTGCAAAAGGTACTAGACCTAGTGCTGGAGGTTTTATGTGGAGTTTTGATATTACAAAACCTCCTATACCGTTAAGAGTAATTGAACAATATAATTTAAATAATGAACTTATTAATAGATATACATCTTTAGAAGAAGTAAAAAAGACATTAAACATTAAAAGTAGTACTGCTATAAGAAATTGTTTTATTGGTAAACAAAAACAAGCATATGGTTTTAAATGGATTGATGTTATAAACAATTGGACATTTAGTTCATGATGAACTATCTTCAGAAGAAGCTGTATCATTAGGACTTAAACTTATAGATAGTTAATTTTTTTTGTATTAAATTGCGTCCCTGTATTTCTATACTGGGGACTTTTATTTTTAACAACTAAATAAATCAAATATGAAGATTTGTAAATTTATAGACAAGATAGGGGATTGGATTAATAACCATCCTTTTGAGATAATTTCAATAATTATAGTATTAATCATAATTTTAAAATAATTATTATGTGTACAGCAATATGTATTAGTGATAAAAACCGTCCTAAAGAAATACCACAAAATAAATGGTTAAAAGAAGGACAGGAGTATGAGATTATATTTACAACATTATGTAAACCCCAAAATGAAGTGGGAGTGCATCTTGCTGAAATAGATTTAGATGAGTCTTGTGCACCCTATGAGTTTTTTTTATTAAACAGATTTGCTTTTACAGAAGAAAATTTAAAACTATTACAAGAGCTAATAAAAAACTGCAATGACACTGATTTCTCAATTACAGAATTATTGGAACAAACTGTTCTCCAGGAGGTATAAAGTAGGAGATAAAGTAGAATTTATATACAAAGTAAATAATATTCCTAATAAAATGACAGGAGTTATTTATGAGATAAATGAAAGATCTATGTTTCCATATTGTATAAAACTTTGCAATTCTTTTAGTTATAATGGTTGGCAAGTTAGTTATATAAACATAGATAAAAAACACATATTATGCAAAACTTAAAAAATAAGTATATAGAAATTTCTTCAGAGGAAGAAATGCAGAAAGCCTCTAATTGGCTTACATTATTAGGATATAAAAATGAATATTCAAATCCACAAATAAATAAAGAGACTTTTGTATATTTATTTATAGGAATAGGTAAAAATTTTCATTTTAATGATACTTCTGAAAAAAGTTCTCATTGGAAACCATTCTCTCTATTATATGAGGAAGGAATGCCTTGGGATAAGGAAGAAGATTTATTATCTAAAGCTAAAAGACTCTATCCTATAGGTACACAATATAAATGTGCTACTGGAGGTTATGAGGTATATACAGTGGAAAGTATGGATTGGGCTCCTTCTCCAGCCGATACTGTGTATGGAGAAGATGGTAAAGGATGTATATATAAACATGGTAAATGGGCAGAGATTGTAGATGAAATTAAACTTATAGAGAAATGGAGTGCTAGTACTTATGTAGTTTTCTTTAACAATTCAACTCTTCATGGAGTTAAATTAGGCACTATAGATAAAATTAAATATAATTTAGATAGCTCTAAAGATTCTTTCTTTGTGGATTATGGATGTTGTTCTAGAAGTAGATTAGATGTAGATGTTAAATGGTTTGCTACATTAGAAGAAGCAAAGAAGTTTGCAGCTACAATTAAACAATCTGTAGAAAAGAAAGAATTTATTCCTGATGATAATCTTTCTAGTTATATAGGTAGATATTTAGAAGCTTTAGTAGATCTTCCAAATGGAGGAAAAGTTAAAAAAGGAGAATATGGTTTAATTATAAATCATTCCCAAGCAAACTTTCCTTCTCATGTAGGTTATTGTTGTTCTGAAGCTTTAAAAAAGAATAATTTAAATATAAGATATAGACTTATGCCTGAAGGATTTACACCACTTGTTAAAGAAGAAGAATGGAAACCACAAGTAGGAGATTGGGTAGTTACAGATAATTTATCTAATGGAAGGGGTGGAATGTATTATGGAAATTTAGGACAAGTGTGGCAAATAGGAAGTATTAATGATGATTGGTATAAACCTATTGAAAGTATGAAATTTACAGGAGGTTCTTTAAAGTTACACAATTTAAGAAAAGTTATTCTAGC